TAAACTACCTTGCTGATCTTGGTCAGACCTCAACTGTCATCATTGCCCAGTCAGGTCGTCAAAATCCACCATACGAAATTAAGCATGAGGCATTCCACCATCTTATGTCTTATGAGGTTCCATGCTTCACACCAGGCCTAGAAACCATCGAAACCATGCCAGTTTCCCTATGGACTTGTAACTCCTTGATTCTACAGGATTTGTAACTTACTGATTCTACAGGGATTTTTAAAACACGTGTAACTCCTTGATTCTAAAGGAGCTGTTGCTGTTGCATCTATTGACCAACAGTGTATAATGGACGGCATGGAAAGCAAACAACAAGTACGAATCGGTGACGTCGTCAAGAGCCTTGACTTCGTCGGTATCAATGACTGCTACTATGTCGGCCTCGTCGTCGGCATCAGTGAGATGGATAGCACGTTCCGCGCTAAGACGATCAAGCGAGTGTGGCAGGGTCAGGCTGACAAGAAGCCGCTCTCTGACTACTTCACTGCTCCTCTTCCTGGTCACGAGTTCTTCGACGACCTCGCTGATGAGAAGGGTTGTGAGCCGCGCATCCAGGTGGTTGCCTAATGAACATCGCTAAGACTATTCTCTCTCAGATCAAGACGATCGACGCTTGGGCGCTCTGCGCTTGGGGTGCAAAGGACTTCGTCGTGATGGAAGATGGTTTGAAGTTCAAGACTTCAGGCATGACTCCCTGGAAGGGCTATGTGTATGTTAAGTACAACGCTGTTCCTGACCTCTATGAGGTTCAATTCTTCCGTCTTCGTAAGATGCGAGTCGAGGGCCATGAGGTCATCGTTGACAATATCGTTAAGGATGTCTACGCGCCTGAGCTCGTTAGCGTTATTGATAAGTTTGTAGGCTAATGATGAAAACTGTTATGGTTCTTGATGTACTTGAAATGCAGGTTCTCGAGATGTTCTTTGAAGACTACCTCGATAAGGAGGTCATTGCCGAAGAACTTAACATTCCGCTCGCCCAAGTTCGTCGCATCATTCGAGATTACAGGAACGGCGAGTACAAGGTCCGCTAATGCAGATCCCTTCTATAGGTTCTCTCGTTAAGGTGACGACTCGGTATCCGAGCAACGTTGCCGGACGTGAGTTCGATGACAACGTACATACAGGTAGGGTCGTACCTATTCCTGTATACTGGAAGAACGAGGTCGGTAACACGTTTGCTGTTGAGACCGGTCGCTCTTATCATCCTATATCACTCATCTATACTCATAGGGTCATTGACCTTGAGATCTTAGAGGGTAAGGCTCTTAACAAGACTGAATTTAGCAAATTACTAACTATTGAATGCACTGTTGCCGGCAGTAAGGGTAACGTGTATAATGTAATGTCCAAGGGTGGGAAATGGTCCTGCACTTGTACAGGATTCCAGTTTCGTAATCAGTGTAAGCATATTGCAGAGGTAAAAAGTAAGATTTATGGCAAAGCAGCGTAACGATTCTCTTGCTCGAGCACTCGGCCAAGAACCGACGTTCACTGAACCTACTAAGTTGAACCTCGTTGAGGCTCTCAATTGGTACAACTATAACAGCGACGATAGCAACTATAAGATTTGGTTGCGGCAGTTCCTTGCCCAGCAGAAGTCGTTCTCTAAGAGCGACATTGCTAAGGCTACGAGTGGTGATGTTCCTCGTGCCATTGCTGCAATCGCCCGAATGGAATCTCGTGGTGTAGCAACTGGCGAGCGGGCTCGTGTCCTTGCATTTGCAATGAAGGCAATTGAATCCTCTACCTATGTGGAAGAGGAAGATGTTGTACCGACCAATGTCATCTCGATTCGTGACCGTCTAAAGGAGTCTTGTACTCCGTATGTCGCCTGGATCGATGAGCAGATTGATAACTTCATTGCTGGTAAGCCATATACGGATAATGTCTATGACTATCTCAATGCTCAGGGCTGTAAGGCTGGCCATGCTCGTGTTATTCGTGAGGCATTCGAGTTCAGCTTTAACGAAATGGCACTCCTCAAGGAAGGCAATCCGGCAGTAGTAGAATGCTACGAGGCCTATGGCAAGAAGGCTATTAAGGTTCTTATTGCCTTCTACGAGAAGTTGGAATCTGATCTTGCTCAGCTTGAGCAGACTAAGAAGGCTGCTCGTGTTCGTAAGGTTCGTAAGCCTAATGTTGAGAAGATGTTGTCTAAGGTCAAGTACCTGAAGGAGTCTACTGAGTTCAAGGTTGGTTCAATCCATCCTCAGAAGGTTCTTGGCTCTGAGCAACTTTGGGTCTTTAATGCAAAGACCCGTCAGCTTGGTCGCTATGTTGGTAGCAACATCCAGTTTAAGCGTTCGAGCCTTCTCAACATTGACCTTGAGCAGTGTGTGGCCAAGAAGCTTCGAAAGCCTGAGGAGTTCCTCAAGGTTGTGATGAATGCATCTAAGCCTCAGCTCAACAAGCAGTTCGATGCTATCAAGGCTGTTGCTAAGCCGATGAATGGCCGACTGAATGAGTTCACTGTCCTCTTGAGGGTCTGGTAATGAAGCGCTTTCTAATCGCTCTTGCTATCATTGCTCTCGCTCCTTGGTTCATTGGTTTCTTTATAGGATTTGCACATGGCTTCTAATACATATTCCGTTTTTGTTAAGAACGCTGATGGTGGTATCATTGAGTTCTTTGACCTCAGTAAGATGGAGGCCTTGAACCTTGTTAAGGAAATGAAGGAAGATGGGTTCACTGAACTCGATATGGTTCCTACTTATAACACCCCTTTGTTTACTGACACGTTGATTGCAAAGGAAGAGGAAGATGGAATCCTCGAATAACGACAATGTCGTTAGCATGGCTGAGTTCCGTCAAAAGAAGATGGGACCAAAGCTGAAAAGGACAAAGCATCTTGAAAGCTTTGTTGAGGGCTACCATGAGGCCGGCCCAGAGGCAATGGATGTGTTCAATAAGACAATGATGTTGCTCAGAGCATATGGATTTGAAACTGAGGATTTTGACAGAAAAGATGTTCTTCTGTTGAGAGAAGCCATCTTTTCCATTATACTACGGTATAGAGAACAGCACCATCCCCTACATACGTTTGTAGAGGATTTTGATAAATACTTTAATAAACTTGAATATTTCCTGGATACAGAATGGCAAAATGCCGATGAAGATCCAGATGATGAAGGACCAGAAGCAGTATGATTATTGTTGACCTAAACCAGGTTATGATTTCTAACCTGATGATGCAACTTGGTAACCACACGGATGCCAAGATTGAGGAGGGCCTTGTCCGTCACATGGTCTTAAATGCAATCCGCTCCTACAAACAAAAGTTTGGTGAGGAGTATGGTGAGATTGTTATTGCATGTGATGATAAAAACTATTGGCGTAGAAAGATCTATCCATATTACAAAGCCAACCGAAAGAAGGCTAGAGAAGAATCAGACATTGATTGGAACACTATCTTTGAGTGCTTCAATAAGATCCGAGAAGAACTAAAGGAGTACTTTCCGTACAGAGTACTGAAGGTAGAAACAGCAGAAGCAGATGACATCATCTCCACACTTGTCCATCATCATGGCGCCTTGCTAATGACTGGCAATGCTCCTAAGATTCTTATCCTTTCTGGTGATAAGGACTTCATCCAACTTCAAAAGTTTGTAAACGTAAGACAGTATGACCCTGTCCGTAAGAAGTTTATCTCCCATAACAATCCTGATGTCTATCTAAAGGAACATATCCTCAAGGGTGACTCTGGTGATGGTGTTCCTAACTTCCTATCTGCCGACGATGTATTCATTTCTGGTGGTCGCCAAAAGCCAGTTCGTCAGAAGAGCCTTGACCAATGGGTCAAGCAAGTACCAGAAGACTTTTGCGATCAGAATATGCTTCGTGGCTATAAGAGAAACGAAGCACTTGTAGACTTGTCTAAAATTCCAGCCGATGTCTACAGTACTATTCTTGCTCAGTTCAATGAGCAGGAAAGTAAAAAGAAAGGTGATCTATTTAACTACTTCATCAAGTTCAAACTAAAGAACCTGATGGAACATATTGGAGAATTCTAATGAATAGTAATGTGTTTGATGTATTAGAAGTTGCTAACAAGTTTAAGACAAAGCAAGAGAGGGCGGATGTTCTCAAGGCCAACGATTCGTTTGCATTAAAGAGTGTCCTACAGTTAGCATTCCATCCTAATGTTGTCGCTGCCTTACCAGAAGGTCCTCCTCCTTTCAAGCGAGTTGAGAAGCAGCAGGATGATTACCATCGTGGATTTATTCATGCTGAGGCTCGTAAGTTTGGTTACCTAGTTGACCAGCCTGGTCAGAATATGACTAGGATGAAGCGTGAGAACATCTTTATTACTATTCTAGAATCTCTTCCTGGTGCAGAAGCTGATATGCTTGTTGCTGCCAAGGATAAGAAACTGCATAAGCTGTATAAGGGAATCACAGCTGATGTAGCTAAGTTAGCATTCCCTGATATCCTACCGGATGATGTCAAGTAAGAGGTTTATAGTTCCATGACGATTAAGAAGTATTCTCGTAACCAACGTTTTGATGATTATGATGACCGCCCATCAAAGCCAAAGCAAAAGGATCGTTCTGAAAAGCATATTCGTAATGCTTTAAGGGGACACGATCTCGATGCACTAAAGAGACTTTCTAGTGACGACATGGATGATGATTTTTTCGATGAATATGATATGGATTATAGGCGCTAATAAATGTTAGAACAATACGCAATACACATTCTCTGGTTCTTTATGAGTTGTGCATTTGGTACCTGGATGTATTTCCAGGGCGCAACCAAGGGCACGCTCGCCGGAGTTAATGCTGCCGTAATTTTTATGATAGTGAATGGTAAAAAAAAGGAAGCAGAAAAATTTATTCAATTTGTTAATAATCTTACTGGTAAAGACTTCAAGATTGATAAATAAAACATATGCCTACATACACTTTTGAAAACACCCTTACGGGTGAGGTCCATGAGGAGTTCATGTCGATCTCCGCACGAGAAGAGTACCTCGCTGCCAATCCTCATTTGAAGACCATTATCACACAGGCTCCGCCAATAGGAGATCCCCACCGCCTCGGCCTTAAAAAGCCTGATGCTGGATTCCGTGATGTTCTAAAAAATATTAAATCCCATCATAAGAGGTCTAACATCAACACATGGTAAAAGGTAGTACTCGATGCCAAACAAAACCAAGAAGAAACTTAGACTAGCAGTAAATGGTAACCAACATCAGCAAGGAGTAAAGCTACAACAAATATATCCAATAACAAAAGCGCAACAAAAGGTATTCGAGTCATTTTATAAATCGCATTTGTTACTACACGGTATCGCAGGCACAGGAAAGACATTCGTCAGCCTCTACCTCGCTCTAAAAGAAGTACTAGAGCATAAAGCGTTCAAACGCATCGCAATCGTTCGCAGTTGTGTTCCTACAAGAGATATTGGCTTCATGCCAGGAACCCTAGAAGAGAAATTAAGCGTATACGAGCAACCATATAGAGAAATCATTAATTGTCTAACCCAAAGGGTCGATGGATATGACCTACTTAAAGAGGCTGGCATAATTGAGTTTATGTCGACATCGTTTATAAGAGGTCTTACATTAGATAACACAATCATCCTTGTAGACGAAATCCAGAACATGACATTTGGTGAACTAGATTCGGTCATCACAAGAGTTGGTGACTATTCTAAGATCATATTCTGTGGTGACTATAGACAAACTGATCTTCAATCCCCAAAAGACAAATCCGGTCTAAAGGACTTCATGAAGATCCTAAACACCGTTGCAGATGTTGACTATATTGAGTTTTTAGTGGATGATATTGTGAGATCAGGATTTGTCAAAAAATACATTATTGCTAAGACGGAACTAGGGTTTGGATAGAGTAGAATTTGAACTAAAAACACATCTATATAATTTTCCAAAGTTAGAAAGAATAGACGGTGAACCAAGATTGTATGTAACACCGGAGGGGGCCAAGCTCCCTTCGGTGACCTCTGTTACTGGATTTACAACAAAGGAAGGCATCCAGCAATGGAGAGCTAAGGTTGGTGAAGCTGAAGCTAATAAAATATCTAAGAAGGCTTCTAATAGAGGAACCGCTGTCCACAATTTGGCTGAAAAGTATATCCTAAAGGATGATAGTTTTGATACAGCCTACAAAAAGGCAATGCCAGATGCGGTCGACTTATTCCACAAAATAAGACGAACCTTGAACAAAAGTGTTACTGCCATTCATGCGCTCGAAACCCAGATCTGGTCAGACTACTTAAAGGTTGCTGGCACAGTAGACTGCATTGGTATGTATAATGGTAAACTAGCTGTTATTGACTTCAAAACATCCGCTAAACCCAAAGAAGAAAGGTGGATTGAACACTACTTTATGCAAACCTCAGCTTATGCCTGTGCCTGGTATGAGCTAACTAAAGAACCCATAAATACTCTTGTGGTTATTGTAGCAAATGATGTAGATCCTGAAGCACAAATATTTGAGAAAACTACATATCCATACTTGAACAAGTTTAACTTTGCGCGAGAGCAATTCTACAATCATTACGGATTCTAGTATGTCAAACACCGAACCAACACTTACTCTACCAGCTGTAACAGTTGTTAATGGCAATACAACGGATTTTGAAGTCTGTGGTAACCCTAATATTAAAGAGCGTGTCCAGATACAGTCAGAGTCTGAGGGCACGCAGGTGTTTATGTATGGTTATGTTGATGTAAGTACAAATACCTTCATACATTCTCACCTAATGACAAAAAAGACAGGTAGCTTTCTATGAGATATTACGGACAGCATATAGTTAGCCCTATCTTAATTCATAGATATGAAGGCATAGCTAGTCAAACTGCTATTAGTTTGCCGCAATCATATTCAAATAGCACATTCGCAGCTAGAGTGGATATAATGTATCTTTGTGAAGACTCTGGACCAATAACAGTTATTGAATGTAACACGAATCCTGATTTAGTTGGGTTGACGCTTCAGCCTGGTGTGGCATATGTTCCAGACGCTTTATATGGTAATAATATTGTTAGGTTACAGTCAACCAACACTGTGCCAATCTTCACAATATTACAAGGAATTAGATCTTTAACTTCTGCACTAACCAATGTAGACACTGTTGTTGTTAATGGTACTTTTACCCTTCCTGCAAACACATACGCAGCAATTGTAGAGGGTACAGTAACAATTGCCAACACAACAGTTGATTCAAACAACGATCTTTATATCATTGGTAAGAAAACAACAGACACTGATATTACAGGTAACGGTAAACTAGTTACGTTTAAAAATTAAAGGTCCTAGGGGTGAGTACAATGGCAGAGCAAATAACTAATACAATTTTAGAAACATTTGTACCCCTACAAGAGGCTAATACCTCTTTACCGCTACAGATTGGTACCTTTACATATGTTAGCGTTGCCTCTAATACTATTATTCTTTCATACCAATTTCAACAAGACCAAGGAGCACAATACCTATGAGTTACTATGGTGCAAAAACATTTAATAGTCTATTTTCCGTCCACAAACAACGCTTAGTCGCTAATGGCAGCTATCGTTTTGGTGGTGCCCATGCACAGGTTGCCTATAACGCAAACGATAACACAGAAGTGCCAGTCACACTACACCACTCTGGTGTCAATGTTATTGAAGCAGGCGCAGATGATGTTATTGTCGTTACCCTAATGGGTATTAAGGCAGATGTTCCAGCTACATTTTCAAATATTGCGTTTGAAGAAGTATCAGGTTCAACAACCCTTCCTGCCAACACATATGGTGTCGTACTAGAGGGATTGTTCAATGTAGGTTCTAATACCTTAGATGCAGAAACAGATCTTCATTTAATTGAACCAGAATCAGCTGTGAGTGGCACAGGCAAACTAATCAAGTTTACGATTGAACAAGCCTGATAAAAATGACATACTATGGTTTAAAAAATTATAATGATTTTTTTGTTGCCAGAACTTTACTACCAGCCAACCAAATTATAAGTTATAGTGATGGTATTGTAGATCTCGTATATAGAACAGAAGACAACAGCTCTGTAACATTCGTAGAGGGTACAAGTAATACGGCATTGGTGGGCACAATAGCTACCTCTGGCGAATTAATTTTTCCAAAAGCTCTATTGGGTGAGCAGAGTGGTACATTTGCAATTCAAACTGGCAATAATAATGTTGAAAGCATAGCAATAAAAACATTTAGAAATTTATCCATTGCAAATGCTCAGGTTGTGAATGTGAGTGGTTCATACACACTACCATCTGGTACATTTGCTTTAGTAGTAGAAGGTACAATAGATTTTACTCGAGCATCCAATACAAATGTATCTCTAACAGCAAATCAAGATCTGTATGTAATTAATAGAAGAGTCAATGACTTTCAATTGTCAGGAAGTGGAAGAATAGTTACGTTTAATCTTGTAGTACAATGATATGGATATTCCAGAAGGATTTGTTAAGGTAGATTACAAACCAATCAGTAAAATGAAGAAGGTTGGTTCAGTGGCTGTAGTAATAAATGGTGTTGCAAAGGAAAAACCAATTACAGAAACAAAGATGGGTGTATTTGCAGGTGATGAAAAATTACATGAAATAACTCTTAGGATCTATCATTGGGGTAAACGTGTATAAATGCTCCATAACTTTATAATTAATTTTAATAGATTTAATGTTGTTTGTGAGAAGGTATTTGAAAACACATGCATTAAATTAAATTTAGCCACATCATACTGCTACATTCCTCCTAAGGCAGATGGAGGGGCTGGTTTAAAATGTTGGACTAACATGGGTCGCATAGAGGGAATGGTAACTGAATTTGATTCCTTTGTTGATATAAGAGATGTTACAACAGTGCAAAATAGGGAGTTGTTAGTTTTACAAACTGGATCCACCCTATGCTTCAATAACAAAAAAGATATTGACCTAACATGGACTCATGTTAAAGGTAACGAAGCGATTTTACCACCCCATACCATGGCTTTTGTAATTAGTGGAAATGTTAATTTTGTAGATAAAGGCAAACCCAGGAAAGCACCCCCTCTTCATGTTATAGATAGACGCCCGTATGAAATGAATTTATCTGGGCAGTTGAATGTATTACTAATACCAACAAGATATGAAGCCAAGTAATCAAATAATAAAGTATGATGAGTTCACGTTAGTGATACATCAGTTATTTGGAGGTACATGGACAACATTTGAGGATCAGGTCTGCTATACAATCTTTCCAATTGATTGTGGACCAACAATACAAATGTGGAATGGTACAGATAGTATGTTTGGGCAAATTCATGGTCCTGGAACCTTCATAGATTTTAGAAGCATCATGTACAATAAAAGAGATGTTTTGATAATTAAAGATGGCTTTTCCCATTGTTTATCTATTAACAAAGATCGCAATGTAACATACATATCTGGTAACAATATTATTTTGCCTTCAAATATTATGGGCCTCGTAGTAAATGGTGAAGTTGAGTTCAATGAGCTCGGCCAAACCAAACGCGCAAATAGATATGATTTAATAGTTGACCGACCTTATGAACTTAGTTTGAATGGACAAGCGGAAATATTGTTAATTTCAAAGTAGCAGGAAATCCAAATGAGACTACAAATCGAGGGTGGAACAGAAACACACCGCAAGCATTGTAGACAGTTTGCTCATTTCTTCTCAAATAGATTCTTCTCAAAAGATCTTAATAAACAAATTAATGTTAAGCTAAAGTTCATAAGAAAGTCCACCATTCAATATGGCGACGACTGTGCTAATATGGAGTGGATGGATAACAATAGACAGCCAAGAAGGTTTGTTATTAACATCTACGTTCCCCAAAAAGTTTCTTTAAGATATATCATAGGTACACTTGCCCACGAGATGGTTCATGTTAAGCAGTTTGTTAAGAACGAACTCATTGACCTTCCGTCAACAGACTATAACGTATCTGTATTTAAGAATAAGAAGTACAATCTTAATAGAGTAGCATATTATGACCAACCTTGGGAAATTGAGGCTTTCGGTCGTGAACGCGGTTTAACAAGAGAGTACTTCGAAAAGGTCAAGTTAGCCAAAAAATTATTAAAGCGCCCTGTTGACTTCTAGTCTGAAGTAGCCTACAATATGCCCTACTTGATAAGTGTGATGTCAAGTATTTGTTAAGTTAGTTAAATATGGAGTTATTGAAATGAATACTACTAAGACACGCGTTGTTGAAGTTCTCGAGAAGAACCGTAATGGTTTGACCCTCGCTCAGCTTCAGAAGAAGGTTGGTTCCGGTGCTGCTGCTCGCGTAAGCGAAGCTCGCTTTGCTGGTTTCCCAATCTACTCTAACCGTAAGACGTTTGCCAATGGCCGTACGTCGACTGTTTACCGTCTCGGTAAGCCTTCTAAGCGCTTCACGCGCAACATGAAGGCCGGTCGTACCCAGATCGCCGTTCGCTCGCTCTACACCCGCGCTGCCTAATTCCCCATAGGCACTTGAGTATGGAAGGGGGCTGGGTTCTCTAGCCCCCTTTCTTTTTATGACAACAATTGACTTGCCTTTAAACTACCCTTACCCTAATCCTAATGCCGATACAAAGTGGCATTATCGGTTTATTGCATTAGCCGAACATGTGGCTGAGTGGTCTAAGGATCCCTCAACAAAGGTGGGTGCAGTTATTGTTGACAATGAACGAAGAGTTGTTTCTTTAGGATACAACGGCCTACCAAGAGGCGTATGTGACCATGATCACATACTAAATAATAAAGAACTTAAACTTCAGGTTGTTAAGCATGCTGAAGAGAATGCTATCCTCAATTCTTTATTACGTCCATCTGGGTGTACAATTTATGTTACTCACCATCCTTGTGCTTCTTGTGCTGGCAGTATTATTCAGTCTGGCATCTCTCGCGTTGTGTTTCTTTCTGTTCCTATGGATAATACATTCTCTAGGAGATGGGAAGAGTCCATCAAGCTCGCTCGGACAATGTTTGAAGAAGCCGGAATAGAGGTTGTAGAAGTATGATCGAATTAGATGGTAGAGTCACTGTTAATAACTTTCAAGTTGCTATTGAGAGTTGTGTTCATAAGCAAGGTATGGGATACTTAGAAGCAGTGATGTGGTATTGTGAAAAACACAATATTGAGATCGAAGCAGTAGCCTCATTGATTAAAAAGTCAGAGGTTATCAAAACAAAGCTCGAAGCAGAATGTGAAGAGCAAAACATGATCCAAAGGAAACCGAGGCTACCAGTATGAAGATAACATGCACGAACAAGTTGAATCCAAAGTTGCGTAAGCATGTTGTGGCTGTAACGCGCTTTACTGTTGAGCAACTCTTTACTAAGAGACAGAGGGATAAGCTTCAATCAATTAGTATTAGAATTGATAAGTCCTTAACCAACAAGGCTGTCCATGATGTTGATGCTATTCCTCTGGCATATATGGACGCACATATCGAAGATTATGGTGAGGCCCAAAGTCCAAGAAACTTTGTTATTTGGATCAACCCGTTCTTCACTAAGAAGAACATCACGAGATTCACTAAAGCCACATTTTTGGAAACTATTGTCCATGAGACTGTTCATATTAGACAGGCTCTTACTGGTCAGATGAAGCAAGTGTTCCGAAATGGTAACATGATGATTAAGTTTCATAAAAAGTATTATAAAATTGACTCAGTAGAAAAATATTGGTTGTTCCCATGGGAAGTTGAAGCAAGGGGATATGAGAAAGGCATTCTCAACCTCTATTGCATCAAGAACCAATGTTATAATGATTTTCCTGATCATCCCTTGAAGTAATGTACACTATGTACACTCTTGGTATTAACTTCTCTCATCATGCTTCCGTTGCCCTCCTTAAAGATAATGAGGTCATATTCTTTTCCTTAGAAGAAAGATTCAATAAAATTAAAGAATGGGGTAATCCTGGAGCTGTTGCTCTAAAAGCATTAGACAAAATAAAAAGGTTCACAAACAAAATAGATTTTTTTTGTGGTATATCTGGTACTTCTACTCAGTTCCAATCATCCATAACTTATCTAAAGTCTAGTGGCGTTCAAGTTAGACGAGCGCGAATGGATAATCATTACCATCATTTGTTTCACGCAACATCTGCTTTTTATATGTCAGGGTTCAGACAAGCATCGTGTCTTATTATAGACGGCTCTGGTTCTATGTTCAAATTTTCTGAACAACGAAAGACTAGTGAGACAACCTCTATATATGAGTTTAATTTTGGTAACAACTATACCTGTACACACAAATACTTTACAGTTGGGTTGTACAGTGGTGAACGTCTAAGTGGTCTTGTTAGAAACTATCCTGATGTCAAACATACTCCAGTTAATATAACTGAAGAAGAAATTCAAACATTTGAAGATTATTACAGAAGTAAGTTTGGACCCGTAAAAAATATTGTTACAACAACAGCACTTGATACAGGCATTAAATATTACTGTGCCTCTTCCAAGACGGCAGCTAAGCTGAACATGGCAAGCAATAAAGGTTGTGATGGCAAAATGATGGGGCTATCGGGTTACGGAAACATTCCTGGGGCTTCAGAAATAGAAGTGTTTGCCTACCAAGCACAGAAAGAATTAGAACTCCACAATATCTCTATAAGTATGGTGCATCATACTACATTGATGGTGGAGACGAAGGAACATCTCAAATCTATTCAGCAAGTTCCAAACAAAGAACAATATCTGGAATTAGCACCAGAACAATGATTGGAATTTATCCAAAAGAAGATCTTTATAATGTTGATGGTGTCGCAATTCAAAATAAGAAACTGATTATTCCTACAGAATTAAATGTATCCAGTGATTCATTAGCAGAAGTTAAGATTGTAACTTGCTCTGCTTGTCCTGGATTTGGGCACGTTTATACACCAGGTATTGCCAAAACCGAAAGTGGAAAATATCTTGACATTCAGTTCACGAGCGCAGATACCTTCACAGTGGTTGGCATTGGAACTTCAATTACTGCAGATGACGTTGGTGCTAAAGTTATCGCACCTTCTATCTACAACGCTTACATTTCAAGTGTCAATGAATCAACTCAAACTGGAACTGTTAAAGGATTTACCTCAACTTATGGATTTACTTTAGGATCTAGAATTATTGCATCATCATCCAATAAAGTTTATGATCGTGTAGCAGGAATTACAACCACGATTGGAATTGGAGTTACGTATCCACATCCAATTCGTCTGAGTCAGTATGATTGTTATGCTGCAAGTGATTTTAAATTTACTGGATCTCAAATTGATATACAGTTTGTTAACCCAAATAATAGCGATAGTTATGCACACTTTGCTGATTTTCTCATTGGCGTTACAAATAGACAACCAGATGTATCACTACCAGATACTCTTAATGGATTTGTGATTGGCGCTGCAACTACAACTGTTCTTCCAAATACCGATATGCTTTTTGGAGAGCACACTCATAGTTACACTGCTGCCGATGAAAATGGAACAGAATATGCTGAAGGATGGGCACCTCTTAATCCTTCAGTAAGAATGGGAATTGATTATCGAATTCCTTCTCTTGCAAGTCCTGCTGGAGGCATTTGTTCGAAAGCAACTGTAACCGTTCGTGATCCTTTAGCAATTAATAATGTTTCTCAATTTAATGTGAATCCACAAACTGGAGCAAATGACGGAAACATTTACATTCAAGCAGCAGGAAATGCTCTACCTCCTTCATCTCAAATTTCTTATGATGGTGGACAGATTGCTCTAGACCAAAGTGGTACAGTTGTTGTAACGAATTCTACTTTTGTTGGGGTTACAAGCACTTACACATCTGGATCCAATTCATTCACTTATATTCGTATTTCTCAATCTCTTGGAGTATCTAAT